TGTAGGTCAGACCAAGACGATACATTAACAGGAATAATTAGTCTTGAATCTAATGGACAATATCCTCTAAAAATTGACGGAAACCATAATGGAAAAATTGTTTTAAAAGGCTCAAGTAATCCTTATATAAGATGGCAAGAAGGCACAACTGATAAGGCTTTTATTCAATGGTCTGAATCGGGTTATCTTTGGCTTCAAAATCAAGAGGATAATTCCGTAATTGTTTTAAGAGATAATCTTGGATTTTCCCCTGATGGTGGTTCTACCATACATAAAATTTTTCATGCTGGTAATGACGGTTCTGGCTCTGGATTAGACGCTGACACTTTAGATGGTGTTCAAGGTAGTAGTTATGCAAGGTCTGACGCAAACGATACATTAAGTGGAATAATAACTTTATCAAATAGTTCAAGAGATGCTTTAAATTTTTCTGCTAACTCGACAGATGATAATAGAGGAGTTGCTTTTAACGGAAGAATAGCTTTATCAGCAGACTATAATGACGGTTACTTAAGAATTAATAACGCTTCTGAATTTAGCAATGGAGTTTATACACCTTTAGTTATGAGGGCTGATGGTGGTTTTAATGTAGATGGTACTGAAGTTATTAATGGTTCTGGACAACTTATTGCATCAAGACTTACAGGTGCTTTGCCAGCTATAGACGGTTCAAACTTAACAGGTGTTGGCGGTGGTGTTGAATCTGGAACTGTTATGCTTTTCTATCAAGCTAATGCTCCTACAGGTTGGACAAAACAAACTTCACAAAATAATAAAGCACTTAGAGTAGTAAGCGGAACTGGAGGTGGTACAGGCGGTTCGAATAACTTCACAACAGCTTTTAATTCAAGCAGATCAACAAGTGGTGGTTCAGTTTCAAACCACACACTAACCACGGCACAAATACCAAGTCATAGACACAAAGTTGATACCTACAATGAATTCGGAAATCAATTTGGAAACTGGACTACGCAAGGTGGTTATAGGCAAGCACACGCTAATGGAACAAGAAGACCACCATATACTAGTTATGAAGGTAGCGGTAACGCACATAATCATGGTTTCAGTAATCCATCACTAAATCTAAATGTTCAATATATTGACGTTATCATTGCACAGAAAGATTAGTAGCAACTTGCTACTTTTAGATATATAGTGTAGTTTAGGAATTATAAAAAGTATTAAATGGCGTTTGATCCTAAACAAGAACTTGCGGCTTTACAAGCTGAAGAAGTGCAATTAGCAAAGAATTACGAAGAAGCAAAAACAGTAATGGCTAATATACAAAATAGACTTTTAGTTATTAAAGGTGCAAAAGAAATGTTAACTAAACAAATCGAACCAGAACCTGCTAAAGATACAAAAAAAACTAAATAATATTATCAATATTTGCTCCTTTATGGAGAGTATTGAAGCTAACTACAGATCTTATGCCTTTTTGGGGTAGGGTTTCATGCTCTAACCAACTCGGAAATAAGATTAATAAACCTGGATACACATCAATAAAATGATGATAATTTGGGTCGTCTGTATATAGCTCCATCATTTTGTATGGAATTAAAGGGTTTTTAAATTTTAAAGGAGAAGGATTTTTTGATACATCTACATACAAAGCACCACTAATCACACTTCCTTGATGTCTATGTAATGCAACATTACCACCATCATCCATATTATTGAACCAACTACTACTGATATCACAAGGAACTAAAGATAAATTATTTGTGTAATCATCTAATCTCAAATAAATATTATAAACTAATTCTTTTAAACGATTATCATGTAAAAACTTAGTTCCTGTTTCTGTTAAATAACTTGATTTTGAACCGTTAAGTACACTTATAGGATCTAATTTATAGTCTTTCATAACTTCATATATTAATTTTTTATCGTAAGGTATATCGTAAATTCCAATTTGTGTAGGAAAAATATTGTACATTTTAAAAATAGTTAACAGCTAAAACAAATCTTGATTTAACATCTGTACAATTTGTGCTGTTATGTAATGAAGATCCATCAAAAATTACATTTCTATTTGCAACGCTATTAACTTTTGAGTTGTCTGACATTCTTGTAAAACCATTATTTGTGTTGATGTACAACAATGCAGCTTTATGGCTAAATTCCATATCTCTATGAGGATTATGTTCTACTAAAGTCTCCTGATTTGTATAAAGCAAAATTCTAGATCTTATAACTGCTTTTGCCTCTAATACATCTTCAATGTAAGGAACTAATTGTTGAAAAAAAGAACAAACAGGAGAAAAATTTTCGTAAAGTCTATGAACAAAATAAAAGTGATTATTTTCTTCATCATCTAAATTTCCTACTTTTGCTTGGTATTCCCAGGCAAGATTATTAGACATAATTATATTTTGTAAATTTTGAAAATAATTAACAGGCAAAGTGTTATCGGTTATTTTCATGCTATCTCCATCGAGGCCCAACAACCCATCCCACAATACTTTTTCTAGTACCTGACTCTATTGGAGAAACACGATGTTCTATCCTTGAGTCGAAAACTATAAATGTACCTTGTTTGTTTGGTGCAGTTATAATTTCGTTAGTCTCAGAAGATTTAAATTCTAAATTCCCACCATTGTAATCATCAGGACTTGATAATTGTAAGGAAAAAGATAACTTTCTAACACACTCACCTTTAGTCATAACTTGATCATTAGCTAAATTTGCACCGCTATTAGCAACAATATTTTGTTTATAACAAGTATCTACATCTCCATCTTTGTGCCAATCATAGTAATCTCCTATGTCATATTTTGTATACTGTATTGTTGCATTATCAATGTCATATAAATCATATATAAAATTTTGTTTATTTATTTTTTGAATGTAATACCATAAAAAACCCCCAATCCAATAATCTGTACTAATCCAGGTATGCTTACTGTTTCTTATATTGGTATCAAAAGTTTGCAAATCAAACTGTGAGACATTTGAACTTTTTTGATAATTATCAAATCTTTTTATATCTTTTTCAAGTATTAAAATAATCTCACTTGGAAGCTCTGTAAAAGTCCAAAAAATCATTTTGTTTGATTCGTTATTTGTCTTTGCATTATTCCTAAAGTTACATAAAGTGGTGCTAATGCAAGGATTCCTGTAAAGGTTATAATTGTGACAGGTACTAATGCCTTCAAAAATGCTTCTCTAAACATATGTACAGAAAAATTTTAGATGCTTTGACTATCTTATCTACGATTCTTAGTTTAGCCATTATTGGTACAGGATTTTTTACATATAAGTATGTATCTTCAGAACAATTTAAAACAAAAATAATGAATCAAGTTCTTGGAAAAGTACAAGGATTAATGCCAGATATTCTTGATACAGAGATACCTGAGATGACAGGCCCATCTTTGCCATTCAATAAAAAATAAATGATTTTATCGCTAATTAGTGCCTTTTTAGGTGTTTTTATTTAGTTTTATGAGTAAATGAATTGTTTTTGGTGCAATACAGAATTGATATTAGGCGATAATATCGATATAGATGAAAGTATGGATTCGATTTTGTATGAAGAATTTTCTGTGCGTACATCATTAAGCTGCCCTAAATGCTACTCGGATGTTGAAGTATTAAAAAGAAGAGATGCCTACGACTAAATGGAAATACCTAATATAAGTATTCCCGAAATACAAACTATTACTGTTCCAATTTTTGTACCATCAACATCAACATCAATAGATGTTCCTTTACCTAATATAAATTTACCTGGATGTGTTAAATCACATCGTGATGCAAAACCTAACAATACTGCAATTGTTGAAGATGATGTAAACGGATCTTTTTATTCTTGTCCACCTGGATATCAAATACCTTCTTATGTTCCGATAGAATATAATCCCAAAAAATTAGAAATAGTAGAACAAAAACAAGAACAAAAACCTGCACAACAAGTTCCAGAAAAAAAGTTTGAGCAACCCTCAATACCAAAACAAAAAGAAGAAAAGAAAAAAATACAATTAATAGATTGTCCAGGTGATGATAATTTAAGAGTAGGCCAATATGCTTCAGAACTTAAACTAGAGATTGTCGTATCACATCGTAGATCAGATGATGGACTTAAATGCTATGAAGTTTATGAAGACGTTCCGTTCATCTCTCAATACCTACCTCCTATTTCTACTGTTGTTAGCACTACTGCTATTGGACTTATCGCTGCGAGTAGTCCAGCATTACTCTCAATTATTAAGCCCCTAGTTAAAAAATTAGTAGGACGTTTTAGCAAGAAACCTACTGCTGAGAAGGAATAATTTTGTGAGTATGAGGAATAACTTGATTAGCCTTTGGCACTAAATAAACATCCTTACATAAATTAAAAAATGGGCTATCTTTGGTCAACATTATTCCCTCTTGTTTCAATTTTCCACATTCACGAATTCGAGCTATTTGCCAATCTAATCGCTTATTTTCTAAGACTTGTTTTTGTATAGATATCTGTGTATCAGCAGCAGACTTGCATTGATTTTGTAATCCACGATCTAATGGAATACTAAAAGATGCTGAAACTCCAAAGTTTAATGCATAACTATCTTTGTTTGTTCCAGAGTAGTTTTGTTGATAATAAAGAATATTACCTGGATTATCAGGCACACCATCCTCATCTGCGTCTGTTGGATCGTACACTGGTGTAGAATAAAAATCTCGATACGGCTTGAGGTAATTTGCTCCAAAAGTGGTGAAAGGGCTAATTGTGAGTGTCGGGCCTTGGCAAACAATATTTCCTCCATATTGATTAGTGACCATGTTGCCTGTGAGCGATTGGATTGCCATATTAGTCACAGATCCATTATTAGATTGACTTACTGCATTAGCAAAAACTTGCGTTGGATATAAAAGTATTACTGAGAGAATACTGAGGTACTTGTAATTACGCTTTGTGATTCTATATTTCTTTGTATTACTGTCACGTTGGAGACTCCACCTGGACCTCGATAAGTTTCCGTAAATTGGAATGCGTTGCCAGAATTTTGATCGGTTAGTGTGAATACTGGTTTGTTTTCTGATGATAGATCTAACCCTGTCCATGTATAACTCTGACCACCTACTGTCCCATTAACATTCGTTGTGTCGGGAGCAACTGATCCATCGGTTGAGACAC